ATTTCCAAACCCTTTAGTTAAGTTACCAGTTGCTACACCTGCTACATCGCCAAGTGCGCCTTCAAGTCCTTGAACCCAACTATTATTCTCAGATGCAATCTGGTTTTGTGTATTTCCAGCAGCTACACCGGCATTAGTTGCAGCACCAGCAGCACCATTTGCTTGACTGAATACACCGGGTGCACTTTCTAAGCCTTTAACGGCGTTGTTATAGTTAGCATTACCTTGTGCGTAATTCTCTTGAGTAATCTGGTTAAGTTCTGTTGAAGTTTGATTTGCGGCATTCTCAGCAAGACTTGCATCTGTTGCTGCATTAACACCACTAGGTGTGACGGAGTTTCCACCGCCTTCTGCGGCTTCTGCGTTGCCGACAGCGGCTTTAGCGTTCTTGTAGCCTTGGCCTACTTGTGTAATGGCCTGTGAGTTCATAGCTGACAACTGAGCAGGAGAGAAGCCTTGTTGACTTGGACCCGCGTTGACAGTTGGTGTAAACGTGCTTACCAGAGAGTTGAATACACTAGAAGCTTGACCAAACTCTTGTGTTGCTTGAGTTTGAAGCTGCGTCATGAAGTTTTGTTGCGATTGCCCAATGGCTTGCTGTCCACTAGTAGCCCCGCAAGCATATGATACTTTTCCAGTATACTCGAAAGACTCTGAATTGTCAAGGATATAACTCTCACCGTTCCAGTAGTACGTTAATTTTGTGTAGATACGCATTCGTTCTCCTGAAAAACCTTGACTAGTAATTCGTCCGTATATTGTTGAAAACCAAGTCTCTTAATACAGAACTTACATAACGATGGTTGTATACTAGTGAAGAAAAAACCAACAAACTTGTTTAGTTTTGCCATTCGTTCTAGTTCTGGGAAGCCTATAAGCATTGCTTTTAAGTTTCTTTTAGCATCTCTGTTGTCTAAGAACTGTATATCAAGTTGGATCATACCGACTTGATTATGAACAATTGGTAATCCCCGAACCCAACATATAGGACCATCTTCGTCTTCATAGACTAGACAGCGAGTGTTAGGTTCGTAGAAAAAGTCTGTATGAGTTTCTTTGTGATATTCATCTTGTGACAAGGATTCTGTTAACAAAGAATAGTCTTCATCTGTAATTAATCTGTTTGTAATCATGCACATCCTTACATATTTGAACCAGAAATAAGGTACCAATTCGTGTCGGCTAAATTATATGTCCAAGAATAACAGCTATGTTTATTAGCAGTTGTAGTAATTGTTGGAGCACCAAGCATGTTCGTTCCGAGAGTCACAGCGTGACCAGTACCATCTTGAGCGAATAGGATTGTAATCTCTTGTCCATCTGTAGGATTGTTTAAAATGATGTTTGTAATAACTGCATTAACATTGATAAAAATACTGCTACCTAATGCTACGTTGACAGTAACAACACCGGCAACAGGTGCTACTGTCTGCTTGGAACCACCGGGCACGTTTCCTACGTATGCAGAAACGTTTCCGCTACCGTCAGTCTGAAAGTTAACATTAAACCCTCCAGTTGGAGCAGCCGGGGTGCTATTTGAAAAATTGATTGCCATTAGTCTCCTTAGTTGACTGGTGTTCCATTAGCGTTAACATGACCGTATGATGGTTCGTAGATTATCTGTGCGTTTGCGCCGTTTACTGATATCAGAAATTGTTGAATAGATACAAAGTTAACTGTAATTATATAATCATCGCTAATAGGTATTAAATTAACTAGCATTGTAGCATTAGCTATAGGCTGCCATTGGTTTACGTTTTGATTATAAACTAATACTGCACCGGCAGAAGGAAGACCACTTTCAATTGGAATTCCTTGTAAGCCTGTTACACGCACGGCTTGGTTACCAGCAGTCGATAATATGTCGCCTAAAAGGGGATATATCCCCGCGCCCCCTCCGGCCAAAACGATTTCTCTATTCATCAGTTCACCACCGGCACATAGTTAATCGATGTGCGAATTGTATCTGTTGTAGTATCCAGATTTGTAATAGTTATGTATATAGTTGAAGTAACTGGACTGTCATTATTAGCCCCTACTCTATCTTGGAATGACCAAAGAAACGGCGAAGTGTCCAAAGCAACATCACAGATTACATTTTGTGTACTACCGGCAGGAAGAGGAACATCTAAGCCTCGTCCAGCATCACCGGCTTGTGCCGCCGCTGTACCGTAAAGTCTTATCCGCGCTGGTGCGCTTGTACCAACACTTAATAGCTGAAATACTTTACTTAAATTAAGTGACCCTACAAATTGCCCACTCGGAGCTAGTGCAGGAGTGTTTATAGAAGTTTGAGCGATAGCTAACGTTGTAGTCGAACTACCACCACCGCCTCCTCCTGAAGAACTGCTACTTGCGAAAGAGTTGACAGTAGTATTTCCACCGCCATTCTGACTTGCCGTTGGAGCGAACAATCTAACTTGAGGCACTAAACTAGCTCTGTAGAACTGGCGTAGTGAGTCTGATTGTGCGCTCCATATTGGCGGTAATGGGCATCTAAGGAACACGTTGTAACCGGGTTCCAAGTCGCTTGAAGGAGATGAAGCCTGTGGAGTTCTGATAGGAGCATCTACATGTTCGTATTTACTCATATCTAAACCTGTAACATCACTCAATGCTGGCATGTTTAACTCCTTTTAAAGCTCCTGTTGGAACGAACCGAATATGGTCAGGGTCAGAAGTTCGTTCTGAATTTTATCAATTGATCCAAAGTCCACTGTAATCTGACAATGACGCATAGCAGCCGATGTGTTCTTTAATTCAGACAAATAGAATCTTTGACTGAATAATGAACGACTCTTTGGTAGGTTTGGAGGATCACTAATCCAATTGGTCAGCATGTCTACGGGTCCTGTATAATAAGGATACGCATCATCTGCTAGGATACCAATCTTGATGGGTGAACCAATCTGGACTGCATCTGTTACGATATGGTCTACGATAGCCACTTGTCCGGGTTGTGTCAGGACTGCTGAACCAATAACGGCGTTAGCTGAGTACGCTGTACCATTGTCGGAGAACACTGACAAGTCACGCTTTAGAATATCACCTGTTGTGACAGGACCAAGTAGTAATTGATGTACACCCGGAGATACTTCTACCGATTGTACAGCCTTTACACCGTTTGTAATATTCGCATAAGGTGACCAAGTGTAACCCGATTCAGGAGCAGGAGTAGACACAAGTCTATACCAGCCTGTAGCACCGTCACATAAGTACCATGCTTGATCTTCACCTTGTACATGCCATGCAACATAGACGTTTGCTGGATTCCAGTTTGTACCCGGATTTCCAGTGGTTTGTCTTAATTGGTCCCCGATTGGGAACCCTGCATAACTTGTACCCGATGATGGATCGAGAATCAAGAACTGATTATCTGTCGTAAATAATCCAATCAACGGTCCATTCATATCTAATGCGTTGTAACTTAACAGACCTACACCCGGAAGTATAGGAACTGAGGGTTGCAACGGATTATTAGTTGTGCCGTTTCCTTGAATTATATACACATCTGATACAGTAAATACCAGCATTCCGTTTGTAGTCGGCACTAATCTCTTGACTAGGGACTGTACTTCGTCTACGTTAGCAGGAGCCGTACCGTTAATACCGTTTCCGGTAGGTGTTGTAGGCCCTGAAGTCCAATATACAGTATTACCTATACTGTACCATATACGGCTTAAGTGATAAGTTAGATTAATAGCTCCCAATAATGGAGGCGTGTTCTCACCAGCAATAGCAGCCGATATCAGGTTATTTAACCCTGTATCTGGTGTATCATCACTATAACCATTGACTATGTAATCAGCCAACGGTAAAGTCGCAATCAAGTATGGGTCTGAAGCATCTGGAATCAAGAATGGAACGGATTGTCCATCCGTAGTTCTGTAGATTGCTACATAGTCTGCTTGCGGGTCAATACTAGATAACGGAGGTAATCCGTCGCCGGGTGGAATATTAACACTAGACAACCCAACAAAGTTTCCTGTTGCTGCTGAAAGTGGTGCGGCATTAGACACTGTGTTATCTAGGGTGTTGACTAGAGCAATTGTGTATTCCCATCCACCGTTAAATGTACTAATTGTTCCAGAAGGCAGGGATGAGGCTAATCCTTCGTTTATCCAAATCAAGTTTGGATTATCATTAGTTAAGTTGTATATTCCTGTATTAAATGTTGGTTTAGTTGAAGCTGTAAATCCCGATCTAAAAGGTGCTTCAAAGTAACCATTTGTATCAGTTATGATAGTATTTGGAAGAGTGTATCCTTTCAATGCTACCCAATTGAAATCCGTTGTTGGTCCAATATTGCTCCAAACTAGATTACCAGCCGCTTCAGTCACAGTTGCATAATTAGGAGCAAATGCTGTTGAAAAACCGGGCCAAGCGGGTTGTGTTGCACCACTAACAGCTGCTCCATTGGCAAGGACGTTTCCATTACATAGGACATTAAGAATCTGTCCAGAATGATACCAGTAGTCATAGTTAATTTCCACGGGATAGGTTCCGGCTGTTGGAAATGTAACTGAGAACGTATCGGTGTTGGTTCCACTTAGGTTTGTCCCACCAAATATAGGATAACCATTAATAGCTGTCTGTGTTTGACCGTATGGGTTATCTGATGTTCCTGTACCTGTAGCGCCTCCACCTATGCCCCAAATTGTGCCGTCATGGTGATTAATAGTGAATGTATAAGTACCAGCGGCAGGAACATCTAATGTACCTTCAATGCATAGCTGATAATTATCGTTGTAAGGAGGGTAGAAAGGTTGCGTAGTTCCTGTTATGTTACCTGCACCGTCTACTACGTTCCATGTGATATCGGCTCCGGTTCCTAAATGTGTTCCTACAAATGAGAAACTGTTCTGTGACGTTGTGCTTGCTAATGCACTTCCAGCAGAAGTGGGATAGGTTAGAATAAACGCCCCAACGGGACCGCTTGATGGTGCTGAATAGAGATAAGCACTCACGTTTCCAGTTAAAACAGGCTGTGGACTTGGTGTAAGCTTAAACAGACAATTAGTACCGGCTGCGTTGCCTATGACATATTGAATTGTAATCCACTCACAAGCCTGTGTAACAGATAATGCGCTTTGAGCTGTGGCTGATGTGTTAGACAAAGTAAGGGTAGTATTCGTACTTGCTGTGCAAGCATATATCCCATTATTTGCTAAATCGGCAAAGCCGGTGACTAAGAACGTTAATCCAGCCAAAGCATTAGCCGCACCACCTTTAATGATTCCAGTATATACAGCACTTCCACCAATTGAACTTGCTACTGATGTTAGTTGCACAGGAGCTACATAAGCGTAAGAACTTTGCCATACTAACTGAGCAGCCGTTTGTACCATCGTCCATGTTACTGAACCGTCACTTGTTGTCACACCTACGGAAGTTGCCCACGTAGGAGTACTGCTAAGAGAAGTACCCTCTGTAGTTACTTGTTGTAAGTTTCCGTTGGTATCAATTACAACACTGGCAATTGAATAAAATGTATTAGCCTTCCAGTTAGCGTTAAATGCAGGACCAAGAGAAGGGGTTACGGCTGTAGTAGGTGGTTGAATTCCCCAATTCTCAACTGTTACTCCTCTGTTAGTCCATTGAACGCTTCCGTCCAGAGTAATTCCACCCTGAAAATTATTACCAGAAGACGGTACAACCGTGCTCCATGTTGGGGTTGACCCACCGGAAATAGGTGTACCTTGTCCTACGGCTAGACCATTAACTGTCTCTGTACCTGAATAGTCTGCATTGTCGAAAGATACTGTAAATGTGTGTGTAGTTACTGTGTCGATAGTTACAACCTGTCCGTCTAAGAACGAAGCGGTCATGCCTTCTGGAAAAGTAATAATATCTCCAGAAGAAAGTAAAGAGCTAAGAGTTGCTGAAGATGTGATAGTCAATACATCGGCTGTCACGGACACATTTGTAATAGGAAAAGATGTACCAGTTAATTGCTGAATGTTTCCGTTTGGATCAATAAGATACGTAGTAAAAAACGGAGTACTAGCAGTTCCCCATTGCATTCCAGATGACCATACAACCAGACTTTGAAGCCATTTTTGGTTATCTTCTCCATCTCCAAAGTAAAGTTCATTACCAACTGATTGCATGTAAGTCTGACCAGCGCCAGTGCTTTTAGTAAACACAAGGGATTTAACTCCACCAGTGAGTGAGTATAATGCGTTCTGTTGATCTACCATTACAATAATGTCTTCTATAGATGCGTTGAATAAACGAAACTCATAGAATCGGTCAATGTTAGACCATGAGTTACTGTCGAATATGGATTGTCCGGGTCTGCGAGCTAGAGTAAGTTTGTTTGTAATTTCTACATTCAAACCAGCAATTAAAGCATCACCGGCTGCTCCATAGAACTTTTCAACAATACGTGTAGTAGCAGCGTCACGCAAAGGTGAACGATTAGTCCAAATACCGCTAGACCAGCGCCCTGTATAGATCGGTGCAAATTTCGTCTGTTTCTCTGGTGTTGCACCTGCTAACGCTAATGTGTTCGACATGTACTAACTCCTCTTATGGAATCCAAGCGCCAATATCAAATGGCGATGTTGTGCTTAAAACTTGTACAGCATTCGGACCCCATATTAGTTGACCTTGGGCAGAATACACACGTACTAAATAGAACGAAGTTGAAGGGGTTAATTGGTCATTGTTCCATACCGAGTATGTAGGACTACTTGGAATACTTCCACTAGAGTTTAGAGAGATTGTCATTTTACGACCACCGCAAACGAGGGTGCTTGTATTGACTGTGCAATCTTGACTTAGTTCAAACTCTATGGTTCCATTAGCTGCCACATTGCCTAGTGAGTCTTGGAACTTTCCACCTACTATCTGGTTCACACTTGACATAGATTAGGCTCCCGGCTGTGCGTTCTTATCTTTACCCCAATCCGATAGTTTGTTCATACCGTATAAGGGTCCACAAGTTGTAACGATAAATGTGCTACCAGCTTCTAGGAAGCTATTAAACTCTTGAATTGTGAATTTCTTGTTATGAGTAGCGATACCAAAAGACACTCCTATACCAAGAATAAAAGCGACCAACGCTGTAATATGTATTCTAGTTGATGATCCATTACCGTTAGGTTCACTATAAATTGAGCGAACCCACTTCCAAAACCCTGTAGGACCGGGTAACGCTGGTGTAGTCGCTGATTGTGTAATTTGTACTGGTTCCATTTGGCCTCTCTTATGAAATGCTTGCTATATTTGGCCCTGCGACTAACTGCCCTTGTGCGCTATTTACGAGTTCTACGTAATACGTACCTGAAGGAGAAATATCAGCGGGTCTATAAAATGTTGGACTGCCTGTGACGTTACCACTCGCGTCCAATGTAATAGTGGTAAACTGAGAACTAACTTGCGCGTCTGAAACTGACCCGTTTAAACTTAAACGAATCTTAACTGTTCCATTGGCTACTGGAGTTCCGTCTAAATAGACAAAATTGGTAATAACTAGAGCGTATTTTGTTGCCATTTAGACGTTCTCCTTAAAGTTGAACTTTGCCTTGGAATCCTTGTTGCAACTTATTCGCATTTGAAACAGGTGCTCCTGTAATCTGTTGCCAGTTATTAAGAACTATATTGCGTTCTGTATCTGTCAAACCTTGCGAACTGCTTAACAGGTTGGCTACGAACTTCTGACTTGCCCATTGGAATCGGGCATCATCGGCATACATTAGCATCAAAGTCAAGTAACCCCAATTGTACAAGCGAGAATAACTGTCTGGAATAGGTGACCAAGTTTGATTAAGTCCTAGACTTGAAGTAGCGCTAAACACTGGAGGCTTCTGTTGCATTGTAATAGAGACTGGATAAGCCTGAACCGGCGCTGGCATTAGACGGAAGGTTATATTACCGTTCGCATCCTCATACTGTGCAGAAATATGCTTAGGAAGTGTCTTAGCTGATTCTAAAGCAAGATTAATCTTAGGGTACATTTCCTTCCACTCTGGAAGGTTAGTTGTAGGGTTAGTATCTTGTACTGAAGCAGTCTCAATCCAATTGAAAGCGTATCCTGTACTGAAATAGGTAGTTCCTACTGAGCCTTTATTTGTCCATGTAACTCCACCATCAATGGTAGTCATTCCAACCGTTGCGTTAAAGGATGGTAGAGAACTGCCTGTAGTTCCGGCTATAGTGACTTGCTGTGAGAACCCATTGGAATCAACGAGAACATATCCAAGTGTTATAGGAGTTGTTGCTTGCCAATTAAAAATAGTATAATCCTGTTGCCCCGGATTACAGACAAAACCTGTCACAGCACGATTCCAAGGCCATGCAAAGGGCGGTCCAACGATGGTTTGAAGGATAGTATTCGCACTAGAAATAGCTGGTTCTAAGGAATTATCTAATGCTAAAGGTCTGCGGAACACGAAGCGATTCGCCCATTCCCCTGTCTGGAGAAGAGTTATTGTTGAACTAGGCATTGATACTCCTTGTATAAAAGAAAAACGGGCAGGAAGGCTGTAGTGCCAAACCTGCCCTTTGGTGTGTCTTATTTACTTACCAACCCCAAGGACCGAACGGTAGGCTTGGTGTGCATGTGTTATACCCAAACCCGGTGTCCATGACCATTGGGTTACCCGGATAGAAACCGAAGTCATCTGGCTCACGATCATATTGTTTAACGGCTTCATCTAAGGACTGTTGCCATATTTGTCTTTCTTGAGCATACTTAGCACGGACTTTTGGATCAGGGTTTCTACGATAACATTCAGCAAAGAAACCTTGTTTAAATGCCCATTCCATTGCATCTGGAAGTGGATTCAAGGTTTGTTGTGTGTTGTAGAATCTTGGTGCAACCATTTGACCTACAACTTGAATAGCCCAAACGATTCCAGACAAAGGAGGTAATGGACTTAATCTTATTCCTTGCCCATTAGGGTTAATGGCTGTCCATACACAACTTCCATCTGTAACAGTGTCAGCTATTAGGTTAGGATTTCTTAATGTGGGATAAACAGGACTTACAGGCCATGAAGGTTGTGTCATTCCACAAGTTCCCCATGTCGTTAAGCACCAAAGGTTCCCATTAGGGTCCTTAATAGCTGTGGTAGCGTTGTAAGGTGTAACTAATGTTCCTACCGGATTGGTATAAATTACACCGGGACCGGGATTCTGTTGTCCGGTTAAGCCGGGTCCTGCTACAGTGGTCTGACCAGTTGGATAACCTGCTGTTGGTCCTTGAGGCGCTTGTCCCCACGTTCCAACCGTTAACATACTGTTCGGTAGCCAGCTTATCTTAGCTCCGTATCCGGCATTTCCTTGACCAAACGTAACTAACAAATCCTTATCAATTTCCAAAGGAAACTTAGACTTAGGAATAGAAGTCTGGTTAATATTAACTGCCCACGCACTTTCTAGCCAACCAATGTTAAACAGGTTAGGAATGAAGTAATCTTGCTGTAGACTATTAGTATAGAATACAGGAAGGTTATATCTATTCCATTTCCAGTTATAAGGTCTTCCACCGGGTCCACCGTTAATCATAGCTTGCATAACGTCATTGCCAATAGACAATGTAGGCATCTGTGATAGACCGCCTGTGGCTAATGCTGGTGCTACGTCTCCTAGTGTCGAAGCATCATCTGCTACGGCCTGTAAACGAATAGTTGAATTACCAAACTGTGATGTAGGAGTAAACGGAATAGCGCTTGCGTAAACAATTGCATAGCCAGTAATTCCAGCATCGGATGCTACTAGATATAAGTTAGTGGCATCAAATCTAGTAGTTTGAAACCAAACAACCCCACCACTCGTGAATTCAAAGATTACAGTCCCCGGAACTACACCTAAATTATGTGGTAAGATGAAGTTCCCCGTCGCTGTAGTAGTAAAAGGTATTTGAACAACTGATGCCATGTGTGTTATCCTCTGTATTTCGTACTATCTAAGGGTCGAACTTGCGGTAACCTTACGGTAGAAGTCCCCACCATCTGTAAAGCGGAACTGAATAGAACCAGACGGTGTATTGTTTGTCTGGAAGTTAACAGCAGCTTCATATGCAGCCATAATGCGTAGATAATCTTCATCTGACTTGCAGTTCTCACGCATAACTGGCTTCCAAGTCTTACCGCAACGCATACAACGAATCCACATATCACCGTTAGCAAACGTGTGCTTAATGACAGCATGTTGTGAATCATGGCCTTGACCAAGAATCAAACCTTGTGCTCCGTTTCCACCCTTGCGGTGATTACAGCGCTTCTGTGCTGATGCGTCATTGTGAGCTAGTTGAGTAAGAGTTGCGCCATTAGTAATACTTGTGCTACGCTTTGACTCTCTTCGTAATTCGCGTTCCGCTAATTGTTCGTGTAAATCTTGTAGGTGGGCTTTCTTTTCAAGAATTGAAAGCTGCTTTTCTTCGTGTTCGAGTTGAGCGGTTTCATATGCTAACTCTTCTAATGTCTTCTTGGCTGGAAGTTCTACACCAACCTTTGTTTTAGATTTGACTGCTCCCTCTATGGGCGCAGCAATGTCATTTAAATTACTCATTAATCTCCTCCGATTATGTTTATACTAGTTTACTACCTGCGTTTCTAAATGATTGTAATGTCGCGTTATACCGTGCATAAGCTGCATCTTGTCTAGGTTGCCCGAATAACTTAGCAGCTTGCTCCTCTGTGATGATGCCTTTTAGAATTAACTGCAAGACGCAAGTTCGCCAACCTCTGCGGCGTTCAGCTAAAGGTGCGCCGTGTTGGTCAAAGTTCATAATGGATAGTTCCGGCATCTTGCCGTACTGAACCCAACATGCTACTTCTGCATCCTGTACGCCTTTTGGTTGCCAATAAAGAGTTACTTTGTCAGGGTGTAGATGCTGTTTGTAATGGCAAACTATACCTATTGATCTTAGCTTCGTAATTAACTCAGCGTGATCCATAACCTTGCCGATTCTAGCCTCTACATCAGCATAGTCACCGGGCTGTAACCACTGATACTGCTTCGCTATTTCTTCATTTATCTCTCGACTCTCTGCTAGGACTTCTTGAGTCTGTGAAGAAACCGGAGCATCGGCATAGCGTTTTAAAGCATACTCGGCAACTTCTGCTGCTAACTCTGGGGTCATATTAGGTCCGGTTAGCTCATTTGCGTAAGAGTCCCATGGGGATTCTGAATCAAGTCTAGTGCCTTGAAGTTTCTGTATCTCTTGTGGCGTTATGGTTGTTTTCATGCTTCCCTCCAGAAGTTTCATGTCTCGAAATATACTCTACAATTATTGTAATGCGTAATAATGTATCCTTTAGCAACAGAAAAAGACTTAATGGAAATAATATCTGCGCTAAAGCTGTTAAAACTCTTCCTAACCAGATGAAAATATCTCCTATACTGGCTATTTCTTCATACTCTAAACCTGTTGGTTGAAGTTCTGGAATAACCAGAACGTCACATAGTATCTTGTACTGAGAGTCAGTGGTTAGTGGAGAATGTCTTTCATCGCCTATAAAAGAAGCGGCTACATCTTCATTAATAACCCACACCGGCATTTTACCGTGGTTGTTATCGACTGCAATGTGATTCATCTTGCTACCAACCGCGACTAGTGCTATTCCAAGAAAGAAGGTGATTACTAGATTCTTGAGGGTTATTTTCAATGTGCCTCCTGTTAATAAATTGTCTCCTTATATTTGAAAGCCATGACCTTCTATTATAAGGAGTCTCTTCACCCGGCCACGCGTTTGCCTGACGGGAATCGAAGAAATTTGCCTATGTTAGAAAGTTCAGGTAATCCACCGTTCCTCACCAACATGTGCAAGAAATTGTGCCAATCTTATTGGCTTATAATGCTTTGGTCTATGGGGCTTGTAACATTCATCTTTTGGATGCATACTTCGACTACTTTATTGTAATCCAATGGGTCGCAGATTTCTTGCATTCCGCCAAGCGCCCACAGTTTTTCCAAAGCAATTCTAGCTTCGCTATCATGTTCACATAACTCTAAAAACAGTTGGTCAGAATAGACCTTGCTGCTTTTAAGAGCGCTACGTAGAATCTTGTGAATTTTACGTAGCGTTCTATTTTGTCTACGAACGACAGCGACGTATTCGTTGTCAACTATTGTATCTTCCATTACTCCTCCTGTAATTAAAGATTGATTAGGCTACAACTGTAACGCTAGTTTCTCCGTAGACCTTGTTAATTGGAAGGCCGTTCATAATGTTGCCACTAGATACGATATCTCCAATTGAGTTGTTGAATGTCGGATAAGACGCTTCAACTACTGATCCACCTTCAGCTACGGCAGTAATAAGCCCGGTTGCTGAAACTGTTACTACGGCTTGTGCGCCCCCGTTGACAGGATTGTAAGTTCCACCGCTGTTAGTCTTGAAGCCGTAAGCAACATAAGTAATAGCGTTTCCGTTTTCCTGTTCTGTTGCTGTTGCTGCGTGACTTTCAGATGTAGCATTAGCGTTTGCTAGTGTCAGAGTTGTGCTACCGTTGTTTGCTGTTGCAACAAAAGTACCGTTGTTCTGAGCGTTAGTAAATCCAGCTACTACAAAAGTGTAACCCTTAAGGCTGTTTGCTGAGGCTCCAATAGTTCCAGTGTAAACTGCTGTACCTTGATCTGATTGAGCGGTAGCGGCATGTGTTTCTGCTACGGCAAATTCATTCACAAGTGTTAGAGTTGTTGCTGTACTTGCTACGCAAATAAAGTTACCATTGTTTGAAGCGTTTTGGAACCCTGCGATTACAAAACTGTTTCCTTGAAATGCGTTTGATCCACCACCAGTAATTGTACCTGTGTACACTGACTGATTAACTGAAGGTGCGGCTACGGCTGTTAGAGTAAGAACAGGGTTTGAACCGTTCGCTACTGAAGACAGAACGTACGCTGTCCCTGCGGCAACTTCGTTACCGGCTGCATCTTGCAGTTGTGGGGCTAGTTGAAAGGTTGTGGGACCGTTAGTTCCGCCAAGTGAAAGACTAACATCATTGTATCCGTTAACACCGGCTTTTGCTTCCTGACCGGGAGGTACTACGTTACCCGGTAGAACGATCTTTGCGGCTACTCCCAAACCTGTTGTTGGACTAGGATAAGACATATTTTAAATTCTCCTTAAATTAACCTAGAAACTCTACTCTTGCTTTCAGAGTATAAGTTAGGGTAGCTGCTGATGCAGATGAAATTACGATATTTGTACCGGCCTTAGCATTAACAACCAAAGAACCTGTTTTGTTATCACCGTTATTTGTTCCTGTTCCTGTAGCTTGAATTGCTACTCCACTTTCGGTGGCGCTAGTGTCCCCTTCTGTGTAAGCTGCGGCGGTTGATGGAAGAGTACCACCAGTTGCGCCAACTTGTACTGCGTATGTCGTAAGACGATACAGACCAGTTACAGGCACGGCAAACGTTAGTAAGTTTGCCTGAGTTGCAGCAGTTGCACTTGAAATTATCGACTTAGCAAGAGCATCCGAAAAAGGAACCCAACCGTTTCCAGCGCTCAGATAAAAAGCGGAGTTTACGGTATCAACCGCGACGTTAGGAGCGGCTTGTGATCCACCAGAGGCTACTGCTCCTAATGAATTTGGATTTCCTTGGAATACTGTAGTTAGTAAACCCATTGTTATTTCTCCTTTGATGAGTGCACCCATCTTAAGGGGCAAACTCGACTAAGAAGGCACCCCATCAGAGATGCCTTCTTAAGTTTAAAATTCTTTAGAAATATATTTCATTTTCCACTTGACAATAGACGCTACGTTTGCTATAATAGTTCTATTATGAAAAGATTAGAACTATCTGGACAGAGGTTTAATGAGTGTGTAGTAAACTCATTCAATAAAATCAACGATTTAGGAAAAAGTGTTTGGAACTGTATTTGTGACTGTGGTAACACTTTTGAAGCTCTCGGTACCGAACTTCGTAGTGGACATACACGCAGTTGTGGATGTTACAGCAGAAGTGGGGTATTTAATTTAAAGCACGGATACCGTAAATTAGAAAATGGAAAGCAACATCCTTTGTACACACTATGGGTTAATATGCGCGAACGATGCCACAATCCAAATAATCCAAAATATATAGATTATGGTGTAAGAGGAATCGAAGTTCATTTACCATGGCGTGACTCTTTTGAAACCTTCATTGCAGACTTGTTCTCCACTGCTGGAGACAGACCGCCTAATATTCAAGGTTATAAAAGATATTGGTCTATCGATAGAATTGATAATAACGGGAATTATGAACCCGGTAATATCAAATGGTCTACACCTATTGAACAAAAAGCAAACCAACGTAAACGCCGCTGGTGGAAAAAACCCAAAGGAGAGGGAGTTTAATCCCTCTTCTTTAGGTTAAATTAGGTCTATCAACTTATGGCCGAGGCCGCATCGATTTCTCTAATTCTGATTGTTGTATCCTCTTTGTTATCAATAACTTATGTTACTGAGATAGATCATTTCTGTCTATCTCTCATGGTTTTTGTTCCCATGAGAACGGACTATCGCATACGGTTTTTAAACCGTCCCTCTCGCTTAGTCTCTCACGCTGCCATTACGCTTGCGCCCTGTTAGCATTTCAGCTTCCAAGTCAATCAGAGTGGGTTTATCTCTCGCCCCAATACTTAACATTTAGGGCCGAGTGAGGTTGTGAAGTGGACACGATATGAAGTCCATCCGGGGATGAGTCCTTCAGGATCGGCCACAGTTGGCTCCTGTTTACACAACCTCTAAGAACGCCAAGCCTAATTTCTAGCGTTCTGTACAATGTTGCACTTAATGTTGCTCCATTCTCCATCACCGAAACCAGTGTCACCTTGTGCACCAAGTTTGATACTGAAGATACCATCACGTCCAAAGCAAATTTGTTACCGCGTAAAGCGGGATATATCATTTCTGTATATCTCATATAGTTCTGTTTCTATATGTTCGGACTATCGCATCACCCTTTTTAGGGGTGTCTTTTCGTTTAGTCTCTCACGGTCCTAATTTCTAGGTTCCGCCTTATTCCCATCTCAGGGTTCAAGTCAATTAGAAAAGATTTTCCATATTAGCTTTCGTCTAATAGGACACCTTAGTTGATGTATGTACGTAATGCTGTTAAACCTGCTACACTCTTATAGTTAGCAGTGCTAGTAACTTGGTTTGTCTGGAAGAAACGAACACCAGTTGAAGGAAGTTCGATCATTTCTGTCAAGTCAACAGAGATAAGGTCTTCCATTCTTGCCAAACCTACAGGAGTGTGCTTCAAAATGTCAATAGGTGAATCGTTGCTGTTGTCAGCAAGTACGTCGCCTAGAGAAAATGGGTGAATTACACCGCAGAATGTCTTTGAAGCTTCGTCAAAAGGACGAACTGAACGACCCGCAAGGCTCTGTACAGAGTTACGGATTTGGTTCAGACTTAGAGTTGTGAAAGCAGTTGTTGAAGTTGCACCAAGTTGTGTTAGCACTGAGCTATCAACAGCGTTTGCACCATCAGCAGTTGCACGAACTAACGCGCTTAGAGATTCTCCAAGACGGTATGAAAGTTCACGGGCAACGTTTTCGACTGTATTGTCGTGAGATTTGTTTAGGCTTCTAACGTCTCCGTTAGAGCGCTCTCATTATCACTAATGAGTCCAGACTGTATCTTTATTTTTCAATGGATGCTTTAGTTCAAATAATCTTTTTTTAATTTGTGAGCGTCTTTCGTTTGTAACGCCACGCAAATTCTCTAAAGTAAGTATTAATTGTTCTCTTTTTATAACCGAGTATGGAAGCATTCGTAAAATAAACTTTTCCATATTAGCAACAGGGACGCTTATTCGATATTCTGGTAAACGAGAATTATTGGCAGTTTTTCTGTTCCCACCAGTTATTCCGTTTCCTTTATATATAATGTTTGCCAGTTCTAATATTGCTTTATCAGAATTTGGAATCCATATAGTTGATGAATTTCGATAAACTGCTGCTGTTCCTTCTCCGTCAAAAAAAGCAGAAAAGTATGCATTAATTAGATTATTTTTCCATTTAAAAACGTGATTCGTTTCAGTCGTTACGGACCTTGATGATACCTTTTTGTAATTAGTAAACAAAGTTTCTCTTTCTAGAGGTTTTTTATCACCGCCTAGTTCAAGAAAATCTAAACAAAGTTTAGCTTGTTTTTGCTTAATTATTATATAAGGTAATATTGAACGCAAAACATTAGTTGCGTGAGCAGAGCTTTCTGGCTTCCACTCAAGCACAGCTTGACGTGTTTTAGATTCTTTACGAAGAACTCGAAATGATCCGCCGAATTGCGCAACTAACCATTTCATTAACCGTAAACTAGTGTTATATACTACAAAGTTAACCCCATAAGAAGTATAACCAAAGTAAGTATATTTTTTACCTTTTACCGTGTATGTTCTTTCTTTAGAGATGTGTCTACTTATTGACGCATCACCTTCGGAATCTATTAATCCTGCTAAAAATGCTTTTGTTCTTTCTCTCAAGTTTCCTCGGAATTGTCTTTTTATTTTTCGATCTTAACGGAAGTAACATTTCCCCAAGCAGCGTTTTCATACAGACCCGACTTTATCGCTACAGCCGCGCCTACCGAGTTCTCAATGTCCTGATTAGTGTACCAATCAGGAAACGAGAAACTGGCTGTTATTGAAACATCAATGTATTTTGTTTCAATTTCGTCTTCTTCGTCGCTAGCTTCAAGTTCAACTACTTCTTCATTTATCATATTCAACTCCATGTTAATTACATTAACACAGAACTAAATAGTTGTCAAGATATATTTTAATAAAAAGAGATTTTCCGATATAGAATCATTTTACGGCAACCGATTTTGTTAATCGCCGTCGCTAACGATAGCGAGCTAAAGTTAGCGTAATCAGCATATTCGCCGATAGTGGCAGTTGTAGTCAGAACCTGTACGCCGATACCTGAACCTACAGTACCTTCAGTTGTCTGAGTGGTATTTGCAGCTAGAGGCACGTACATGAACATCTCGTATTGGTTACCAGACTTCATGGGTAGATCAAGACGTTCTGAACAGGCCACAAAGGGAGTTTGAGCCTTAAGGTTCTCACGGAACTTCTTGTCGTAGTAACGTACAGTTGATTGAGGCAAGCTAGATTGACCTACACTTGCTGGACTATAATTAGCCAT